CGGGCCGTCGTTCCGCAGCCAGCGCGAGTCCATCGTGCAGTCGCTGACCGGCCTGATCGCCATCACCCAAGACCCGCAGACGCAATCGGTGCTGCAGGCGATGGTCATCCTCAACATGGAGGGTGAGGGGCTGGAGCAGACGCGCGAGTACTTCCGGCGCAAGCTGGTGGACATGGGCGCGCTGGAGCCCGAAGAGAAGGACATGGAGCGTCTGCAGGCCGCCGCGCAGCAGCAAGACCCGAACAACACGCTGCTCCAAGCTGCGGCCGAGGAGGCGCTGGCCAAGGCGGCCAAGGCTCGGGCAGAGGTGGTCAAGACTGGCGCTGAGAGCGAACTCACGCAGGCCAAGACGATGGAAACGCTGTCCAAGATCGAGAGCGCCCAAGTCAAAGACACGCTCGCGGTCATGGACACGCTGGCGGCACAGCAGCCGCCCGTCACGCCGCCGCGACCTGAACTCTGAATCGGCACGGTGCCGAACGGTTGCCGGCTGACCGCATCAGCCGAGAGGGAAGACGGATGGGAATCAGGATCGAAGTAACGCAGCCCGATGGCACGCAAGAGGTGCACGACGGGAACGAGGACAACACGCCCGAGGACGAGGGCGAACAGGTTGCGGCGGCTCAGGGCGCACCAGACACGCCTGACCCGTCTCCCCAGGCTGATGCCCCTGCAGCCGCCGCACCTGAACCCGACGAGGTGACGGTCAGCATTGGAGACGACGCCCCGCCAGCCGAGGACGAGGAACGCGCCGCCCCCGAGTGGGTGCGCGACCTGCGCAAGCAGCACCGCGAACTGCAGAAGAAGGTGCGCGAGTACGAGGCGAAGGAGCAGGCAGCACCGGCAGGCCCGAAGCCGGTCGGCCCGAAGCCCAAGCTCGAAGACCACGACTACGACACCGACCGATATGAGACGGCGCTGGAGTCGTGGTACGCCCAGAAGGCCACGGCCGACAAGGCCGAGCGCGAGGCCCAGCGCCAGGCCGAGGAGGCGCAGAAGGCGTGGCAGGCCAAGCTCGACGGTTACGGCAAGGCCAAGTCCGACCTGAAGGTGCGCGACTACGACGAGGCCGAGCACACGGTGATGGAGACGCTGAACGTCACGCAGCAGGGGGTCGTGTTGCAGGGCGCGGAGAACCCCGCGCTCGTGGTCTACGCGCTGGGCAAGAACCTCAAGCGCGCCAAGGAACTCGCCGCGATCACCGACCCCGTGCGGTTCGCGTTTGCCGTTGCAAAACTGGAGGCACAATTGAAGGTCACCCCCCGCACCAAGCCCCCCGCGCCCGAGCGCAGCCTGCCTGCCGGCACCGCACCCGTCAGTGGCGGGTCAGATACGACGCTGGAGCGGCTGCGCGAGGAGGCGTCCCGCACGGGCGACATGACGAAGGTCGTGGCGTACAAACGGCAGTTGGCGGCGAAGGCGCAGGCGAGGGCTTGACGAACCCACGGGCCGTGTTATATTCGGCCCAATCGCACCGGGTTTCGCCAGCCCTCAAGTGGCAGTAGCGACCAGATCACGAGTGGCCGCCCGACTCCGACCGGGTGAGTAAGCAGGCGCGGCAGTAGCCGCAATCGTTCACTCATTCCGAATCAGGAGCCACCAATGGCCAACGCCTTCTCAAAGGAAGAGCGCGTCGCGTTTGAAGACCTGCTTGCAGGCTTCCAAGACGCCCTCGTACTGTCCCGCAACGTCTCGATCTACAACACGGATCAGACGATGATGGAGCGGACCAACAACGTCATCTGGCGTCCGATGCCCTACATCGCTGTGTCGTACAACGGCACGGACATGACGGGCAATTTCGACGACTACACCCAGCTCACCGTTCCCGCGACCATCGGCTACCAGAAGTCGGTGCCGTGGATCATGTCGGCCACCGAGCTGCGTGATGCGCTGCAAGAGGGTCGCCTGGGCGATGCCGCCAAGCAAAAGCTTGCCAGCGACATCAACGTCGCCGTGCTGACCGTCGCAGGCCAGCAGGGGACGCTGGCGATCAAGCGTTCGGCCGCCACTGGCTTCGATGATGTGGCGCTTGTCGAGGCGGTGATGAACGAGACGGGCGTTCCGATGGACAGCCGGTATCTCGCGCTCTCGACGCGCGATTACAACGGCATGGCCAGCGACCTCGCCAAGAACACCCGCAGCTTCGGCAACGACATCTCCGACAGCGCGCTGCGTCGGGCGTTCGTGGGCCAGGTCGCCTCGTTCGAGACGTACAAGCTGGACTACGCCCAGCGCAAGGCTGCTGCGGCGGGTGCTGGCATCCAGATCAACACGACGGCAGCGGGCGGGAACTACTACACCCCGAAGGCCACCTCGACCTCGGCCACGGGCGAGACGAGCAACGTGGACAACCGCTTCCAGACGGTGACGGTCAACTCGACCACCAGCATCGCGGTGGGCGACTCGTTCACGATTGCCAACGTCAACGCCGTGCACATGATCACCAAGGAAGACACGGGCCAGCCCAAGACCTTCCGCGTGATCGCCGTGCCGTCGGCCACGACGCTCGTGATCAGCCCCCCGCTGATCCCGGCGCAGGCCGGTGTCGATTCGACCGCGCAGTACCAGAACTGCCGGATCACTTCGACCTCGGCAACCGCCGCGATCACGTTCCTGAACACGACGGCCTCGTACCTGAACTGTTTCTGGCACAAGGACGCCATCGAGCTTTTGCCGGGTCGCTATGCGGTGCCGACAGATGCCGGTGCGGCCGTGATGCGCGCGAGCACGGATCAGGGTATCGAACTGGTCATGACGAAGCAGTACGACATCAACAACATGAAGACCAAGTACCGATTGGACTGCCTCTTCGGTGTGGTGTGCAAGCAGCCCGAAATGGCTGGCGTGCTGATGTTCAACTGAGCCACCAGGAGCAACCGAAATGGCACAGCAAATTGTTTTCCCCTACGGCGAGGTTCAAGTCTCGCTGACTGCCACCCAAGCAATTGCGGTGCGCACCACGGGTCCGGGCAATCCGGCGTCTGTCTACCGGCAGGCTGGCTTCCCGAACTACCCGAACTCGTACACCTTGCTCGGCACCGTGTCCGACGAGGAGAAGAGCTTCGGGCCGTTCACGGGCGGCGGCGTGATCAAGATCGAAGCCGGCCCGAATCAGGTGTTCTACAACGTCGACGCGAACCCGATGGGCGCGGTCGTGTTCGGTGCGCCCATCGGCACCCCGTCGTTCTTCGGCTACTTCACGGACTTCGTGGAGTACGACAGCAACACCTGGACGATCACCGAGACGGGCTCGGGCACCGACCTGTCGGGCGACGAAGTGGGAGGCACGCTGGTGCTGACCAACGCGGCGGCCGACAACGACAAGCACGCCTTGCAGCTCGGCAAGACCAACGGCGAGTGCTTCAAGTTCACGGGTGGCAAGGCGCTGTGGTTCGACGCTCGGTTCAAGGTGGACAACGTGCTGGCCGACACCATGATCGGACTGTACGTCACGGACACCGACCCCGAGGGTGGCGTGTCGGATGGCGTGTACTTCCGCCGCCTGACCACCGCCACCGCGCTGAACCTCGTCATCGAGGCGTCTTCGACCGAGACGGTGGTGACGACCGGCATCGTGATGGCCAACGACACCTACGTGAACGTCGGCTTCTACTACGATGGCGCGAAGCTGTTCTACACACAGAACCGCCAGATCATCGGTGAGGCGACCTCGCTGGCCAACCTGCCGACCGGCGAACTGCGCCTGTCCCTGCTGGTGCAGAACGGCACGGCGGTGGCGCGGTCGATGACGGTGGACTGGGTCGGCGCTCACCAGCAGCGTTGATAGGCGCGAGTTAAACGCGGGCGGTATGGGTTGGGGGCTCCCGGCCGCCGCCCGCGTTTTCACATCTGGAGACTGAGATGCCGATGAAGAAGGGTTACTCGCAGAAGTCGATCAGTGCCAACGTGTCGAAGGAAATGAAGTCCGGCAAGCCGCAGAAGCAAGCCGTGGCCATCGCGCTGAACACGGCGCGCACGGCGGCCATGAAGGCTGGCAAGCCGGGCAAGGCCCCTGCGAAGAAGGGCATGAAGTGAAGACGCCTCCCGGCCTGTACGCGAACATCGCCGCCAAGCGCAAGCGCATCGCTGCCGGCAGCGGCGAGAAGATGCGCAAGCCTGGCGCAAAGGGCGCACCGACCGCCGCCGCGTTCCGCGAGTCGGCCAAGACGGCGAAGAAGGGCAAGAAATGATCCGCGTCGAACTGCCGACCATCCTCTACAAGCGAGGCGGCACCTGGCCTGGCCCGTTGGACAGGTACGGCAACGCGACGACGTTCTCGACGCTGGCCTGCGACACGATGGAGCAGGTCGAGGCGGCGCTGGCCGATGGCTGGCACCTGAACGTCTGGACGGCCTGCGACCAGGCTGGGCCGTGGGACGAGGAGGTGGTCGAGGCCGAGGTGGTTGAGGTTGCCCCGGAACCCGAGCCTGCGCCCGCAGACAACGCCCCGCCGACCCGCGCCGAGATGATGCAGCAGGCCGAGCTGCTGGGCCTGAAGGTCGATCGGCGCTGGAGCGACGAGACGCTGCTGGCGAAGATCAACGCCGCGATGGCGGCCGAGCCTGCCGCGGACGATCCGATCTGAGGCCCGCATGAGCTACACCAAGCGCCAGTTCGTGGAGGAAGCCTTTGCCGAACTCGGCATGGCGAACTACACCTTCGACCTCCAGCCGCAGCAGCTCGACTACGCGCTGCGCCGGCTGGATGCGATGATGGCGACCTGGAATGCCAAGGGCATCCGGCTAGGCTACCCGCTGCCAAGCAGCCCGCAGGACAGCGACCTCGACACCGAGACGCAGGTGCCCGACAGCGCGAACGAGGCCATCGTCGCCAATCTGGCCATCCGCATCGCGCCGCAGTACGGCAAGCAGGTGCAGATCGACACGCGCACGACGGCCAAGCTCGGATACGACACCCTGCTGGCTCGGGCCACGTTCCCTGCCGAGCAGCAGTTCCCCCGCACGCTGCCGCTTGGCGCAGGGCAGAAGCCGTGGCGCTACGACACGCCGTTCATGCCGGGTCCGGTCGATCCGGTGCTGGCTGGGCCGGATGGCCCCATCGAACTCTACTGAGGGCGCACCATGCCGCTGATCAATCAACTACCTGTCGTCTCGCAGCTTTCCAGCGGCGACCAGATCGCGGTTTACAACACCGCCAACGGCGACGCCAGGCGCTCCAGCCTGAACACGCTGCTGCAGTATTTCCAGCAGACGTTCGCCTCGCCCACGATGTCGGTGAACCTGTACGTTCCGGGGACGGGCTTCAACATCGCCTTGCCCACGCCTGCCACGGCGTCCATGTGGGCGCTGCTGCAGCCTGCCGGCACGCTGGCCACCGGCACCGTGACGCTGCCGCTGAACTCTGCCACGCCCGATGGCACCGAGGTGCTCATCACCACGACGCAGCAGATCACGGCCTTCACGCTCGCGCTGAACGGCGCTACGGCGGCCTACGGCGACCCGGCTACGCTTGCGGCAGAGGACAACTTCCGCATGCGGTTCTATCAGCCCACGAACTCGTGGTATCGAGTGTCGTAGTACGGTACTGCGCTATAATGTCGCCACCAAAGGAGATTGGTGTGAAGCAAAAACGGCAAATTACCGTTGTTGGCGACAAGGCTATCGTTCCGTTAACGCGCGGTTTTGTAGCTCAGATTGACGCCGATGACATGGATAAAGTTGTTGGCTACAACTGGTTTGCAGTTGTGCAAAAGCACGGTGCTTACGCGGTTAGACGTGTTGCTGGAGTGAAGGGCAGAGGAAGCAAAGTTTCCATGCACCGGACAATTCTTCAGGTAGGCGAACATGAGCAGGTTGATCACATTGATCTTAATGGATTGAACAACTGCAAAGCAAACCTAAGAGTTGCTACGCCAATGCAAAACACATGGAATAGGCGCAGGTCTGCGGCAAACACATCTGGTTTGAAGGGTGTTTGCTGGAACAAGGCAAGTAAAAAATGGCAGTCTCAAATCAGGGTAAAAGGAAAAAACAAATATCTTGGTTTGTTTGAAACATCCAACCTTGCACATTTGGCGTATTGTGAGGCTGCAAAATTGCTTCACGGTCAATTTGCAAGGATTCAGTAGTTTTCAAAACTACTTACGCAAACTGACGAGGTAACCCATGTCCGTCCAAGCAGCATTCAACCCGGCCTATGGCACGGGCATCACCGTAGCGCCTACCAATACCTCGGCATCAAGCACGATCGGTGTGGGCAGCAAGTCGCTGGTGCTCACCAACTTAGGTTCGTTGACGATATATGTCCGCGTGGGCACAGGCTCGACCACGGCCACGACCGCCGACTATCCTGTGCTTGCGGCCACGCAGGTGACCGTCAGCAAGGCGCAGGATCAGAACACGGTGGCGTAC